AAAGCGCCTTGACCAGTAGCTTGACCAGCCATTTGTGCGCCAGTCATACCATACTGTTGGTTAGATAGTTGCAGCGCTGGGGCTAAAGCATTTTGAATGTAGGGGTTCATATAACCACCTACTTGGTTCTGAAAGTTTTGTGGGTTAGCCGCTTGACCTAGCGCAGCATTTTGGTTGGCTAAGTTATACGATCCCATAATACCCTGACCGGTAACACCCATAGCTTGTCTATACTGGCCTGGTGTTTGTAAATTAGCAGCGGAAGATTGAGCTTGTTGTTGGAGCGGAGAAAACCCTGCCACAGCTTGCTGAGCATTTTGTAACTCTTGGGCATTCATCCCTGTATAGGGTTGATACTGATTAAACCCAGTTATGTTTCCACTAGAGTCACTATTAAACAGCTGCGCTTGAGTAGCGTTAAGCATGTTTGTAACATACGGCTGCGCATAATCAGGAATATTAGTCTGATATACGTTACTAGACGTTTGTTGTGGTGCTGCTGGTGCTGATCCTCCGCCGCCTCCGCCCATATTATTCTCCTAAAATCTTTGTAAATACTTTATCTGTTTGTTTATAACCTAAATACTCGAATAATCTGGAATTATCCAAATGCACTTTAGTATGCATAATTATTCTTTGTACTCCACGTTCTTTCAATACCTTTTCAGCATACTGAAAAAGCTTAATTCCTACTCTACCTTTGCGATAATCTTTTCGCACAAAATACAAATCTTCTGTTGCCGTAATACAGGACTTATAATGCAAGTGGGGGGATATAAAAAATATAATGTACCCAATCAATTCACCATCTGCCCTACAAGTAATAACTCTTAACATTCCTGCTTCAGCTAAACGTCTATATGCGTCATAGTCTGGTTCATACTCAAACTCTTTTGTTACACATAATTCATCGTAATGCGCTGGAAATAAATCATCTAACTCATTAACAATTTTAAATCCGTCTACGTCTGCGTATACAAGTGTTGTCATTTTGGTATGTATTTATCTGCCTTAACTGCGGGTGCTTGTTTCTTTTTACCCGTTCTATCCATTCTAACTTTATCCATCATTGTATGTAATTTTTGAGCACCAGCGTCAGTAGAACCATTCCCAAGATGAGAGACGACATCCGCAGGGACAACAAACTCACCATCAGCCAAACGGGCAGGTTGTCTATCACCGATAGTAGCAGGGATGTTATCAGACATACCATCGCCAGGACCTTTAAGTAAACGGGGATTTCCACCACTTGCATATCCTCCTAAGCTATAACCCATGATGCCACCTTGCGCAGCGCCTTGTATTTGTTGTTGCTGTTGCGCCATAGCTGCACGAACCATAGCTGGGTCTGTATTAATAGAACCATAATTCATAGATGGTTTTACCATACCAATACCGGCACTAGTAGGCATACCTGCCCCAGCCATAGTTTTAGCTTGATTGTAATTAGCTGCGTCCATTGCAGCCATTTTGCTAGTAGTTGGGTCTGTATCTTTAACAATACCTTGATCGCTTACCCAAGCAGGGGTTTGTTGACTTGGCGCGTTTGAACCTGTCATCATATTTTCATATTGATTCATTAATTCATATTGACCCATTGTATCTTTGTAGTTTTGATAGCCAGAATTACCACCGCTTCTAAAACTTGCTATACCGCCCGACGCCATGCCAGGACCTGGGTATGGATTAACCGCATAATTAGGGTATGTTGGCTGAACAGGGTTTTGTGTTACCGGCATACGACCGGGTTGAAACGTACTTGGGTTTAAATTATAATGCCCAGTATTCATAGTATTGCTAGCGCCGGGAGTACTATATGTAGTTGGACGCCCTAAACCAAGTTGTTTTGCACCGAAATACATACCAAGCCCAGTAACGATCGGATGATCACCCATCCAGTTCAAAGCAGAATTAAAACCGCTGCCTAATGAATCAATACCTGATGGAGATTGCGGGGCAAAAGCATTTAATGGTCCAGTATTAGCGGCTCCTGGGTTTAAACCTTGACCAGAATATGGGGTTCCAGTTGGTGTAGAGCTATATGCCGGAGCGTTTAATACTTGGTTAGCAGTCGGTGTGGGCGTAGCGGAAGGATTAAATTCACCGGGTAAAGGATTGTTTGGGATAGTTTGACCACTATTAAGAGCGTTTTGCCAAGCTGTGTAATCAGGGTTTACACCTACATCAGATACAACTCCTGGAGCATTTGCTACTTGATTAATACCAACTTGAGGACCGCCAGTTAATTCCGCAGAGGGTCCAGCAACAGCCTCTGGAGTAGCAGCGACAGCAGGGGCAGCTCCACTAACGGTTTCAGCAGCAATTTCGGGAGCAGCAGAACTAACAACTCCAGGCATAGCAGCACCGGCATATGTCTCAGCCGCCCCAGCCATAAGAGAAGCATCAAGAATTTCTGGGGCTGCTAATAAACCAGCATCAAGAGTAAATCCAGCGCCAGCAGTCAACGCTAAGCCAGCATCGGTGGCTACAAATGCGCCTTCGGCGGCTGCGCCAGCTACTGCTACATCTACCATTGCCATATTAACTTCCTTCTAATAGGGGATTATCTACAAACATATCTTCTAGTTTTTCTATATCAGTTTCATCTGTTGCAAAAACATTTTGAAAAACTACAGTTTCAATTATGTAAGCTATCTTTCTACCCGGTTTTCCTACAAAAGTCATAGGAGCAACAAGCTCCACAACCTCCCCATCCTGCTTAAGCAACTTCATACGCCCTTGAAGCATGATGCACAAATGTTCTGTTTTATGCGGCTTCCCCACTATAATGGAACCAGCTGGCATAGTTATTTCTTTTACATATAAGCCTGGCGCAAAATGATGTTTTTCAATACACTCAACCTGCGGCGCTGTTCGTAACGCTGGCAATATAGCTTCAATTTTACTAAAGGTTGCATGAATTGGTACAGTCATACCGCACTTCCATTATAGTTTACCCACTTTGTCCCGTTCCACCAAATAGGATAACCCAAGGTAGTATCAAAGTAAAACTGCCCAATTTGTTGTTTTGCAGTGGGTCTTTGAGATGTAGTACCGTGACTTGGTGTAGCCGTTGCTTGGGTATAGTTATTTAACTGGTTAAAATACAGCCGTAAAACGTTTAATATCTGGTTTTCAAACTGACCACTATATTGTTCTGGAGCCACCGGCAAGTTTGGTGGGGTTGGTACTAACGGAGTGCCGTTATAGTTTTGATAGTCTAATGTAGCCATTATCTACGTCCATCCGGTCTAATATCTATACGTGGTGCGCCTAGTTGCCAAGCTACTCCTAAGCCGGTAGATTCAATCCTAAATGCCATTTGGCGACCCCGTAATCGGGTATAAACTTGACCTGTAAACTGATTGACCGTATAGGCGGGTGCAGTAGCAAAGTTTTGGCTACTTTGAACCGTTGGATTATCTGCAGTGCCGTAAGCCGAACCAGAATACTGGCGAGGTAAGACTTGCATAGTTACAGACGGCTGATTAGTAGTAGAACTATTAAAGTTAATGTCAGGGATAATACGCCATACAAATCCAAAATTTTGTCCATCACCGATATCAAAGTCTGAAGATTGTATATATGCAGCTATAGGCTGAGTACTGGATGTAGAAGAGTCATCGTTGCCGTTCTCATGATAAAGCAATCTACTGTTGTAATCTGCAGCAACGGGGTAATTCACAATACCAGTTTGATACCAAGCGCTACGATTCATGCTTCCGTAATACCAAACATTATCTAAATAGTTATATACAACATATTTGTTAACTTGCTGACTAGAGCTTTCGTTATTAACATAGAACCACCAAACTTCGTTAAATCCTTCATTGGCTCCGGCAAATACTTGATATGACTGGCTAGAATTTAAATCTTCAAAAACATATTGTTTTAATGAACAAGGTAAAGTTTTTACTGTACCGTCATACATATAGAAACGATCTCGTCCCATCCAATAGGTGATGTTATTTACCGTAACCATTGCATTAGGACCCATAACAGATATGTTGTCCATCAAAATCTGAAAGCCCCAAACATAGGGAGCGCCAATATACTGCATAGAATATAGGGCAGAATCAGTCCAAACTAGGATCTCTTGACGGGTTGCTCTAGCGCCAATAATTTGTGATCCGTTAGTTAGAGTATATTCACCTGACTGGTTAGTTAATTCTGGAATCCATTGATATTGATTGGCTTGGTCAGACCAACGAACTAACATTGAGTTAAAGGTGGTATTGGGATTTCCGGGAGAATATGAATTTGCACCAAAACAAATAATAAATTCTTGTACTGCTGAAGTAATAACTTGATAAGTTTCTTTAGGAACAAAAGCTCCTGCATACGATATGTTATAGCTTCCCGAACTAGAAGAAGTGGTACTTTGAGAAATTGTAGCTAATCCAGTAACATTATTAATATATTCAATATAAGTACCGGCAGGTATTCCAGAACCCGTAATATACATATATGGGTAAACATATGGAGCATTTGCAGAACTAATTGTAATATTTGTAGTGCCGCCAATAGCCGTTATAGTACCTGTAAATCCTGTACCTGTTATAGCTGTTGTAGTAATTTGAAAACCACTTCCAGTACCGCCAACAAATATATTAGGGGTATATAAAACAGTTCCTGCTGCTGTAGCACCAATACCACCGTTTGTTAAAGTTACTGTTGTTACCACTCCGCCTGAAACAACTACGGTCGCCGCAGGGTAAATAGCCATCGTAGGACCAGAAACCCATAGTAATGGAACGTTTGTATATGTACCGTTTGTATAACCAGAACCCCCTGTGGGAGAACCTAAAGTAGTTACTATTCCACCACCAATACTTGCGTTGGTTGCAGATAATATAGTGCCTTTGTTTAAAGCTCCAATTCCACCATTTGTTATAGTTATTGACGATACTCCTCCTCCAGAAACAAATACAGAAGCTACAGGATAAGTAGTCATTGTTGGACCAGAAACGTATGTT